AATTTTAGGAGCGTGGTGCGTCAATTCACACAATCATCTGAAAAGACAAACAGGGTGCATCCGACACAGAAGCCCGTTAGCCTCATGGAATGGATTATAAAACGGTTTAAATTATCATCGAATACCATTGCAGACTTCTTTGGTGGGTCAGGCTCTACGTTAATAGCTGCCGAGAAGAATGGTATAAAAGCGTTTATAATGGAGTTCGACCCACGTTTCTGCGATGTAATAATCAAACGATGGCAAGACTTCACTGGCTTAGATGCCACACTTGGTGGTAAAATGTTTAATTCATTAAACAATGGGAGCAAATAATATGACAACCGCAATGGAATACCGCAAAGACGCTGAATTAGGCGAGGTCTATGTAGACAACCTGAAAAGCAAAAACGAGCAAAGCCTTGTCAGGTCGCACGGCATGGCTGTAGCCAGTGAGATGTTTGACACGCTAAAGGACGGCGTACCATTTAACCAAGGCGATTTGGTAGGCGAGTTATCCACACTTAACCATTTAAAACCCAAGACCCAGTTGAGCATTATCTCGGCGGTTTGCCGATGGCTTGCGGCAGAAGACGACCCGCAGCTTAATAAAATTGGCGGGAAATTTGTGTTAGCGTAGGGTACTTTTTCCCGACCCCATAGGAAAGACCATGACAAAGAAGCCAAAACCCAAGCATAGACCGCCTCACAAACGCACCGACGAGGAAGCTGAAGCCGTCAGGATGATGGCTGCTGTTGGCATATCCCAGGAGAATATTGCCAAGGTCATTGGCATCGACATCAAGACCATGACCAAATACTACCGCGAGGAGATAGACACGGCTTGGATCAAAGCCAACGCCAAGGTCGGCGGATCAATGTACAACAAGGCTATCGGCGGTGACGTACAGGCTCAGAAGTATTGGATGGGATGCCGCGCCGGTTGGAAAGAGACAGCCTCGGTTGAAGTCGAGGGCGACGTAAACATACAAATCAAATTCACCAAGGACACATGAGAGAATTTAAAGTCCCAGAAGTATTTGAGCCGTTATGGCAGCCTGCCCGCTATAAGTTTGCTCACGGCGGGCGAGGATCAGGCAAGTCGCATAATGCTGCAACGCAAGCCATTATTGTAGCGGCTAACCGTCCCGGCACTCGCATAGTCTGTGTCCGGGAAGTCCAGAAGACGCTCCAGGAGAGCGCCAAGAGGCTGCTAGAGGACACCATTGATCGTTTAGGTCTTACCAGTAAGTTCCAGGTGATGAATAACGAGATACGCACCCCAGGCGGCGGCGTTATCATGTTTCAAGGACTTCAAGACCACACAGCGGAAAGCATAAAAAGTCTAGAAAAAATCGGAATTGCGTGGATTGAGGAAGCTCAGACATTAAGCGCCCGCAGCCTAGAGCTACTTAGACCAACCATTCGTGAGAAGGGGTCTGAGATATGGGCAACGTGGAATCCGCGCAATAGGTCAGACCCGATTGACATGCTTGCTCGTGGTCTGGAGCCGCCGCCTGACGCTGTGATGGTCGAAGCTAATTACATGGACAACCAATTCTTCCCGGCAGAGCTAGAAGCGGAGCGAGAGTTTGACCAAAGGACAGACATTGGACGATATAGCCATACTTGGCTCGGGCACTATGAACCTGAAGCTCAAGGCGCGATCTTCAGCCGGTCGAACATCCACATGAACAGGCTTGCTGAGTTGCCGACTGACCGAGAGCGCACATTAGTCGGCGTTGATCCTGCGGTGACGAATACGGAAACGAGCGACTATCACGGTGTATCGGTCTGCTGCAAAGGCGCTGACGGACGTGGTTATGTCTTAGCTGACGGATCGACTAAGGGCTCACCGCACAAGTGGGCAACTAGGGCTATCGCCTTATTCGATAAATATGAGGCAGATGCCATCGTCGTAGAGATCAACCAGGGCGGTGATATGGTTAAGCATACATTGCAGACGGTGCGCCCAGGTATTCCTGTCATCGAGGTCAGGGCAACCAGGGGCAAACATGTTAGAGCCGAGCCTATCAGTTCACTGTACAGCCTCGACATGATCAGCCACGTTGGTACGTTTAGCGAGATGGAAGACCAGCTATGTAAATTCACGCATGAGGGCTATGATGGCGAAGACAGCCCGGACAGGGCAGAGGCCATGATCTGGGCGTTTACTGAGTTGTTCCCTGATCTGATGCAGGGTAAGTCGAGTGTCGTCGAGGAAGACTATTCACAATATGGAACTGGAGAGGGAGCTTGGATGTCGTAATCCATGAAGAGAATGATATGTACAAATCGCGATTATTAACTTATAAGCATATTAAAGACATCTAACTTTTAGGATCGACATATGGCGTATGGCGACAAAAACGACGACGATCAAATCCACAAAGACGCTATTGAGCGTTTTACGGAGAGCATAGAAGGGTCGGATTTTAACCGTGAGGCATATTATTCAGACGTGAAATTTTCGCGGATGGGTGATCAGTGGGATAAGGAAGTCAAGAAACTTCGGGTGCAAGAAGGAAGACCAGCATTAACAATTAATAAGCTGCCTGCTTTTATTCGCTCAATTGTAAATGAATCCCGTCAAAACCGCCCAGCCATCCAGGTCACGCCATCGGATAACTTTGGCGATGAGGAAACAGCCCAGGTCATTGGCGGCCTGATTAAGTCCATTGAGCGCAGGTCAAGCGCCGAGGTTGCTTATTCGACCGCGCTCGACTGTGCAGTTACCGGGGGCTTTGGCTTCTGGCGCGTAGATATTGACTACGTCAACGACGAGAGCTTCAGCCTGGAAGCTCGGATAAATCGCATCCCCAACCCGCTATCGGTGCATTGGGATACGGCATCAACCCGTTTTGATGCCTCGGATTGGGAATATGCTTTTGTTTCAGATTGGATGGAAAAGGACGAATACGAAGTAAAATATCCTGACGCATCGATGTCAAATTTTGAGGGCGACAGCCGAGACGAAGCGTCTGACCAGTGGATACGAGAAGACAGCATTCGGATTGCTGAATATTTTTGTAAAAAACCAGACAGCTACCAATTAATGCTTTTAGCCATGACCGATCCACAAACAGGCGAGGTGCAAGCACAGACGGTGCGAGAGCAAGACCTGGAGACGATGGCTGCGCGTTTCTTTGAAAACCAGCAAATTGATCTAGGCGGCATGGTTGGCGACGACGCATTAATACAAATGTTTATGCAGCAGTCAGGTACAGAACTGCGACAGACCCGTGAGGTCGATACGCATAAGATTATGCGCTACATCATGAATGGCGACGAGGTGCTTGAATCTGATCCTTGGCCTGGAAAGAAAATACCTATTTGCCCTGTTTGGGGCGAGGAGGTCTTCGTTGATGGTCGCAGGCACTTTAGATCGATGGTGCGTGACGCCAAAGATTCGCAGCAGATGTTCAACTTCTGGCGGTCAGCATCGACGGAATTAGTTGCTTTAGCTCCAAAAACTCCATTTATCGGTCCAAAGGGTTTCATCCCAAAGGGGGACGAGACAAAATGGGCGAGCGCAAATTCTAGAAGTCACGCATATCTTGAATACAACGCGACCGCCGGAAACATGCCACAGCGGCAACCGTTCGCCGGAGTGCCTGCTGGAGTGCTGCAAGAGGCGGCTAACAATGTCGATGACATGAAATCCATAATGGGCATATTTGATAGCAGCTTGGGTGCCAGATCGAATGAGACAAGTGGCAGAGCCATCATGGCAAGAGAGCGCCAGGGCGACGTGTCCAACTTCCACTTCCTCGACAATATGTCCCGCGCAATCTCTTATTGCGGAGAAGTCCTTGTTGATATTATCCCGTCTGTTTATAGCGCAGAAGAAAGCGTTCGCATTTTGGGAGAAGACGACAAAGCAGAAGTTGCAAAGCTAACTCAAGAGGCTGGCGGGTCACAGAAGAAGGGTCTTGACGGACAGCCTGCCCTCTACAATTTATCAGTTGGTGTATACGATATTAACGTGAAGTCAGGTCCATCGTTTGCCACACAGCGGGAGGAGACAAGGGAGACGCTTATTGAGATTATGCGACAAGTTCCAGATGCGGCTCCGTTTGTTGGTGACGTGTTGCTTGATCACATGGACTTTGTTGGGGCTGATATCGTTGCCAAACGTCTAAAACATTTATTGCCGCCAGAGATTAAGCAGGCAGAGGACGCCGAGAGCAATTCCGACAACCCTGAGATGGCTGCAATGCAACAGCAGCTTCAAGCCAAAGACCAGCAGATGCAGCAAGCTCAACAGCAAGTCATGCAAGAGATCGAACGCCTGACCAAAGAAAACGAGATGGCGAAGCAGGACAATCAGGCCCAAATGATGAAAGCCGACAGCGATGCCAAGAAAAACCAAGCTGATGCAATGGCAACAGGTGAAGAGCTTGTCTTAAAAGACAGAGAACTAACATTAAAAGAGCGGCAAGCGGAATTAGAAGAATTGCAACTGCAAAACAAGCCAGGAATGGTGGCACAGTGGGAATACGAAGAACGGATGCAAGCTCAAAAAGATCAATTTACTGCCATAGAAAATGAAAAAGACAGGCAAGTGGAATTGGCAAAAGTTTATATATCGCATCAAGAGCATATGATGGATCAGGAACAAGCAACAAAAGAAGCAATGTTAAAAGCGGCAGAGGCTATATCGTCAAACCCGCCGGACATGATTATTGCTGAAATAACGTAGGAAATGTCTGATTTAGAAGACGCATTATTTTTAATGCTACATTCTAAAGTACATAGAAGATGGAGAGTTGAAGACATTGAAAGATTGATTATACCGCCGATTAAGTTGCAGCAATGTGGTTTTTTAAGACAAGATGATAAGGCGGTAGGTTTTTTTACATTTGGTTTGTTTTCAAATGAATCATCTGACGGATATAAAAATGGAACGAGAAAGATACAGCCGAATGATTGGCAATCTGGAAACAATTTATGGATCGTGGATTTTGTTGCGCCATTTGGACACACTAAAGAAATGTTTAAACACTTTAAGAAATACGATTTTTTGCACGATGCTAAATTTATACGAAGCCACAGCAAAAAGAAAGTTAGAGCCAAAGGAAAGATTTTAGAAAATGTTAAACAATAAAACTCCTTGGACAGATGGTCTTTACGGCCCTGAAGAATGGATCACAGAGCATGACTTGAAACATTGGTGCTTTGGCGGCGATGGTGATGGTGACGGTAGTGGAGACGATGATGATACTGAGCTAAGTATTGATGACCCTGCACTTGCTGCTGACACAGGCCCGGACACAAGTCCAGGTGCTGATGACCAAGAGGCTGCTGACGCGATGGACGCTCAGCTTGGGACTAATATGGCTCAAGGTTTGGGCGTTGGTTCACATGAAGGCGAGATCAGTATTGAGAATGACACATTCGACCAAAGCCTATCTCCAATCGGGGGGCCTGAAGGCGAGGCCGAATTTAATAGCTCAGAAGGTGCAATCAATCAAAGTATTGGGGAGTCAGTGGCTTCCGTCGCTCACACTGACCCGGGTATTATGACTGGTCTAATGGGATTACTAGGGATTACCCCAACAGCCCATACCGTGACGCTCGCCGGAAATCAAAACGCTCCCCCTGGGTTTGACCTTGGTTACGGATATGATTTTGAAAACCCAGCACTTGGCGCGGTTGCTTCTTTGGTTGGCGGGCCTGTCGGCGGTGCTCTTTATGGCGGCGTCACTAATGCAATGCAAAACGATATTGGTGGACTGGTAAATGCTGCTGTACCTGGACCAGCAATACCTGGATCGAGTGACGCATTA